ATCGAGTGGCCTGATCTATCCGCCCCCAGTGATAAGGACAAGGCAGAAACTGGTCGGATTCGTTCTGAAGGGTTATCCAAGTATTTGTCTTCTCCGGATGCTCAATTATCCATGCCTCTGGAACAATATCTGCTGGAGATTATGGAGCTGGCAGAAGATAAAGTCGAGCGAATAATGACAGCGTTGAAAACTTACATTCCTCCTATGGCTGCCGATGATGGCCAAGGGGATGACGATCTTGAAGACCAAACAACAGAGGAATAACAATGCCGAATCCATTTAGTACACCAGATGAAACAATTATCCTTCGTAGAATCCCGGTATTTGCCCCATCGAGAATTGCTGCAATAACCGCTACTGTGGAATGGGTTCCTGGGGCGAAAGACGTGGCTTTTTGTGCCAGTTCAGACACCACATTCAAAATTGGCACTGGAGCATTATATTTTACGTTAGCAGCTGGCCAGGTGATTGGGATTAAGCCCGGAAATAAATTTACCTTCACAACCAGTTTTAACATTGCGGTAATGTAATGGATTTGTCACTCTGTTTAATTGGTGGTCGTCGAGGATTGAGGCCTAATCCTACCAATTTGCTTGCCTGGTATGACAAAGGCGTTATTGAGAATTCTCGTCTTATAGCCCGCTACCCCAACGCCAATCACACAACCCAGCAAGTAAAGAGTTCAGGCTTCCTCGGCGCGGGCAGCTCACCCTGCCCCGGCCTGTTGACCACCGACACCATCACCGCCAGCGGAGACGCTCCGACATGCAGCGTGAATGGCACCTTGAGCTTTCCTGGACCGGATTGTTGGGATATTGACGTGTTCCGGGATGGCGTGAGGTGGGCGAGTTGGAAGGGAATCAATGCGGGGAAAGACGCGGAGTTAGACGCGAGCGGTAATGATCATCACCTGATCGGGATTGTGGGGACGACGATTACTGAGCGGCTGGATGGGACGGGGACGATGTGGGCGAATGAGGCAGGGTTCACGGTCTCAGATGGCACACAGTATTTTGACAGCGTCGGCGAAACGCGCATCACAGCAGGGTGGAGAATCCCTGTCATTCTCGACGGGTCTGGTTCTGCCTCGTGGTCCTGGGTTTTTGAACCGTTGACGATTGACGGTGCGATTTTAACAATTGACGGGGCGACCCTGAACATAGGAGTTTGATATGCCAGATATAATTACCACAGGCGCGGCAATGTCTCCGGTCGGGGCGAAACTGTATGGCAAGGACGCTGATGGTGTTGGTGGATGGTCCCCACTGTTCCCGCCAAAAAGGCCGCTAACAATAGTCCTTCTTGGCGACAGCATTACTGTCGGAAATTCCAACGGGTTGTTTACCACAGCAACAGGTCCGTTTACATGGGCAAACATGCTATCAGGGCGCAAATTCACTGTATTGAAAAATGCTGGAGTAGGTAGTGAAACATCTACGCAGGTGCTCGCCAGGGTCGATGTGGACGTAATTGCGTATGATCCGGGATATTGCATGGTGCTTTGCGGGACAAACGACCCTGAAGCTGGAACGGCAACTATAAAAGCCAATCTTGAGGCTATTTATAACAAATTGTCGCAGGCAGGAATATACACCTTTTTCCTCACAATGACACCGTTGCCCAGCGCGACAGCGACGAAGAAGGGGCAGATTATTGATGTCAACCGATGGCTCATGTCATTTTGCCTGGAGAAGGGAGACGTAGAGTGTATTGACATCTTTAATGCTTTGGTTGCACCATCCAGTACGACAATGGCAGTAAAAACAGGAGCACTACGAGATACGACTCACCCCTCAAATTATGGCGGGATGCTGGCAGGGATTAAAATAGCAGAACACCTCAATCAAATAGCAGGGAATTCTGTTCAGTTAATTTCAAATTCCTACGATGCGAGGGCAGTTTCGGTAACATCGTCAAACCATACTAAAAATCCTCTGATGCTTGGCACTACAGGGGATAAAATAGGAGATGTAACCGGGGATGTTGCAACGGATTTCCGGTTGGCTGGATATACCGGCGCGGTAGTGGTTGGGGCAAAAGCAGCACATCCCTTGGGGTTGGGGGAAGTTCAGCGAATTACAGTTTCCAGTATAACCAGCGCTACTGGTTCAGTCGCCAGGATGCTATTTCAAGACCCAGTCCCATTGCCCCTAGCGGGGGAGAAATTTTATATGGAGTGCGAGTTAAAAATTGTATCAGGGACAAGTCTGAGAAACATATATTTCTATTTTATAAATGGCCCGTATTTGGCGGGGGAGTTTGGCCCTGGGTCAGACCCTGGATATCCTCTAGTAATACCTACTGAGGGCCTGAATCTGACGCTGCGGACTCCCGTCTATACCTTTCTAGCCAACGAGACAGCCAGTATAGAGCTTCGGCTTGATGTCGTTTTTATGGCAGCGGACGGTACAGCGATTATAGATGTCGGGAGGGCGGCATTCATTAAAACTGACAGGGATCAGATATGATACGATCTCCAATCCAATTTCACGGCCTCCTCGGCATAGACGGCCAATTCGCTGGCACAGTCTTCCCAGTCGGCAACTTCCAGGCCCCCCTCGGGCGTGACTTCCAGGCCATCCCTGAGTTCACCAACAACGCCAGTGTCGATTTGGCTACGCTGGTGCCGACAGCGAAGATTCGGATCGGGGATGGGGGCATGGTGGTCTACAGTACGGACCTCGATGATGCGGGGATTTTGAGGGCTGATCGGGTGGTGGGGGCAGATCCACCACCCGATTATCTATACCTGAACGATGATCGAATGACAATAAACGGTGACCCTTTAACATTTTGAGGAGATTATGAAGAAGCTATTGATATTTTTGATGATTATCGCCTTCCCTGGGGTGTCGTTTTCGGCTGATGTTGACACTGATGTGGATAATAACGGGTACATTGATATTGCCTATGGTGGGACCAACGCTGCTACAGCTGCGAATGCCAGGACAAGCCTGGGTGTTCCTGCTACAGCTTCAACCTTGGCTGGCTCATGTACAGTAGGTCCATGCCTTGACGGTACGAGTGACGGCGGCGACCTTATTAAGCTCTATGGCCCTGGTGGTTTTTGGACTGCCCTGCAAGCTGGAAATGCAGCAGCCAATAGATCATGGAGACTGCCACTGGACGCTGCTCCCAGTGCTGGCACAACCCGGCTGATTAACATGGACGAGAATGGTCAGATGGGATTTGTAGATCCGGCCACATTCACCGACAATCAGACCGCCGCTGAAGTGCCATTCACGCCTGAAGGTTCAATCGCCGCAACGACAGTCCAGATAGCGATTCAAGAGGTGCGGGACGAGGCTGGCGGTGGCAGCATGACATGGCCCTCAACAGCAGGTATCCCCTACTGGACATCTGGCACAGCGTGGGGCGGCGCGTACAACGCGACAACCAAAATTCCCGCTGATTATATTTCAACGCTGAATCAGAACACCACGGGCACAGCGGGTGGGCTTTCCGGTACTCCGAACATCACGGTTGGGACTATCTCTGCAGGCGCGGCAGGGTTTACGGTTGATGCCGATGGAGACATGGCCGCAAAATCTATCTCAACCACAGCCGCTGACGGTAGCCGTAGGTCGATCATCCCCAACAACACCAGTATTGCCCCACTCGGAGATGGTAGTGAGGAAATTTACAATGAGGGCGGGCAGATCAAGGTTGTCGAGGCCGATACGGAATACGATCTGATGCACTCCGGCGATGTGAAGGCAAAATATGTCAGCGGCACCGAGGCCGATTTCTACGGCACCCTGCTCGACCCACAGGCGATCTACGCGGTAGACGGCACAAATCACGCGGTAACTCTGATCAACAATGTCCCGGCAGCGTTTACCGTCACTGAGATAAGCGTCTCGTGCGATGCTGACCCGACCACGGAAACGACCATGACCTTCCAGCACAAAGCAGCAGGAATCGGTTACGGTACTCCAACCACGATCGAGGCGGTCTTGACCGTCAATGGCGCGGCAACCATCACATCTGGTATTGACGATGCCACCATCCCGGCAGGGGCGAAGGTCTTTATGACGCTCTCCGACCCGGACGACGCACTGAATGAATGCTCATGGCAGATTGAAGGGGATTGGGATTGATATGAAAAAGCTCATATTGTTTTTGATATTGGCACTGCTCCCCGGTCTGTCGTTTGCCGGGTCACATAGCGTTTCGATTGTTCGTGGCCAGTCGGGGGGTGGCCCAATCTACATCCTGCTCTACGACGCTGATAACCCATCTGGCACAAACTATGCATATCTCAATTCCGGCGCATCCTCAATCGCCGGAACCCTGACAGGTGCGTCAATATCAACTGCCCACCCAGTATCTGGCAATGGTCTGCTGTATGATGCTCCGAATGAGTATTTAACATTTACGACAGGAGTTACTGGCATAGACACATCCGAGGGCAGCACGGAAATCTGGGTATATGTCGATGCTGCGGCGATCACTGGGGAAAATCCCTTGTTTGAGTTGTACAATACCTCCATACTGGGCACTGACAATATTGTCCGGGCAAACATTACGGCCACAGGAGCAGTATATTTACGGCATGAGGGGGCCAATGTCCCTGTCGCGATGACAACCACAGCGACAATCTCCCCTCAAACTTTAACCCGCTTGCGATTCAGGTGGTCGGTTGCCAGTAATATTATTGGGGTACAAGTCGGTGAGGCGGGATCATGGGAAAACGATGCCGATGGCGATGCCGTAACAGCGCTTGCGGCAGCGGTTGACAAGGTGCATTTAGGCGATGGAGTATATAATTTTACAATAACCAACCCGGTATATGCCGATAATTTCAGCATAATGAGTGGATATGATACGTTTAATAATTAGCCTCATATTGGCGTTGTTGCTTCCCCTCCCTTTATTTGCGGCTCAATTGGCATATGTCAGTTGCGACGCCAACAGTGATGACTCGTTGGGGTATCTCACCATAACCACAGGCACACCGACAATTGTCTCTGGTTATCAAGGTAACGCCTGCCGATCGTCACACAATAATGATGATGGGGATGCTGACGATTTCCGAAAAATAGGAACCGCACTGAGCGGCAATATCTATGTAAAATACTTCATAAAATATGAGGCTGAGTACGCGAACACATCCAACAATGCCAAATTGGTCTGGGTTGAGGGAGCCACGTCTGGGCACTCGGAACTGATTTTCTCTGGAGATGACACGCCAGGGCAAATTGATTTTTTTTGGCAGTTATCTGGCGGTGATGCTGGATTCGACGCAGGCACAGACATAACAAAGTATTTTAATATCTCCTACACAAAGGGCGAATGGATAAAGGTCGAGGTGTATATCCAGAAATCTACCGGAGGTGGTGCAAACGCAGATGGAATAATGAGATTTACCGTCAATAATTCTGTGGTTTTTGAGGATCTTGATGCAGTCACAGGGATTATGGATGGCCTCATACACATCCCCGGAATCAACGGGACGGCAGACCAGGTAACGGGGCATGGCTACTGGCAGATAGATGAGATAGAGTTGCATGACTCAATCCCTGATGGTGTCCCGGCAAGCACCGTCTCACGCGGCACAGTCCCGCTTGGCGATATGCGATGACCGGCAACGGCCCGCAAGGCGGTGGAGTGGCGGGGCTGGGAGTGTGACTATACAATGACGAAAACAGAAAAAATAATATCCGGCATTCTCTGGGGAATTGCTTTAATACTTACGATTATACAATTAATATGATATCTATCATTAAACTTACAAATTCGATTGATCCTACTCGGACTATTACTCTCCGTAATAAGTTCGTGGCTGAGATGCGCAATCGGTTTGTAAGTTTAATGATAGATATCCGCCAGGCCATAATAGAGCTGGATGTATTTGGACTGGTAGAGGAAAAAAGAGTTACTGTAAATGCTTCTGGATTATCTTCCAAACAATATGACTTCCCCAGGAACGACCAGAAGGTTGAAGCATTTACAAAGTGGTTGAAAGCAAAAAACGAGGAATACTTTTTTACAGATGGTAAGCAGGGTTTGAGGATGGCTTTTGATTTAATCAGTTCAGATCCCAACTCTGCCAGATCCACCTGGATGAAATTATATATTGATAGCGCATATCAACAGGGGATCAGAAGGGCCAGGCAGGAACTCAGAAAAAAGGGGATTGAAATCGATGAAGGCCAACTCGGAGGAGAACCAATCGTTTCCGCTTTTAATGGCCCAGTTCATGCTGATCGTATTGGTCTTATCTATACAAGAGCATATTCATCGCTTCAAGGCATTACTGCGGAGATGGAGTCCACCGTTTCTGATGTCCTGGCAATGGGTCTGGCTGACGGCCGAGGACCAAGAGAGATTGCGCGATTACTAGACAAAGCCATCACTGGCGATGGAACGCCTTCGGATTTATCGATTATTGACTCCTTGGGTAGGAAGATACCTTCTCGTCGAAGAGCGGAAATTTTAGCCAGGACAGAGATCATTCGGGCACACCACTCAGCCAACATCGGTGAGTACAAGGCGGCTGGTATTCTGGGGATCAATGTTCAGGTGGAGTGGCTGACTGCTGGGGATAGTAGGGTATGTCCCAAGTGCTCCCCGATGAATGGCAAGTTGTTTCAGATTGATGAGGCTGAGTATATAATCCCGGCGCATCCACAATGCCGGTGTGTGGCTTTGCCGTATATTCCGGACGAAAAAGAAATATCTTCGCCTATAGATAATCCAGGGTTATTAAGTCGCGATTTTTCTAGTGACGGAACAGATTTCACTTTGAATCCAATTAAGCAATGGGGCGGTAATTTTGATAAACCAATGACATATGAAAATGTCATTGAATATGATTTGAAGCGCAGAGAAAAATTTATTGATTTATTTTTAGACCATACAAAATCTGATGAAGTAATTCAAAATTTGGATTTATCAAAATTGAAATCATATCAAACTACTGTTTTTACAAAGCAGGTTAACGATATGATAGTAAAGTTTGATCAAGAACTATATAAAAAAGATAAAGCTATTGTCTTTAAATTATCTGATGGGACTTTACTTTTAAAAGACGGAAATCATCGAGTAAATGCAGCTAAATTATCCGGATTAAAGAATCTAGATTTTATTGTTATTGAATTAATAAAAGATAAATAATGCGTAAAATTTGCCCAACAGAATATGTAGAAAGTATTTGTGAACCAGGAATGACATGGAGTTGTATAACCCCAAGAGCGTTTTCATGGATAATATATATTGTCAGAAAGATACAAGGGAAGAAAGTAAGATTTTTCTTGTAATTATTTAAAGAGGATTGAGATGAAAGTTTTGAAAGAAATGCAATTAATGGTTGCTCAGGCAATTGAGAAAGGACCGAGCCTGAAAGTTTTGCAGCGCCGGAGAATTGGTTCAGTCGAATACCAAGTCTATCCGGTCGTTATGCTGGCAGAAGGCGTCCACCACGGAGTTGGTACCGATCCGGTCTACTATCCACCTCAAGTATTGGAAGCATCGGCCCCACACTGGAATAATATGCCGGTTACAGTTGGGCATCCAGTTCTTCCCGATGGTACTCATGTCCTCTGCAACCACGACGGAACTATCCGGCAGGAATGGCAGGTTGGATATGTGGCCAATGTGGTTTTTGAAGGAGGTAAACTCAAGGCCGAACTCTTCCTCAATACAGCATTGGTCAGCCAGAAGTCACCAAGCCTATTTTCTTTCATCGAGAACGGCGGCAAACTTGAGGTGTCTACTGGACTTTTGGCCATGGATGATGGCCAGGCCGGACAATGGAATTCCGAGCAGTACAGCGCCAGTATAGTCGATATGATCCCGGATCATTTGGCCTTACTCCCCAATTCGACCGGGGCCTGCTCCTGGGATGATGGTTGCGGGCTGAGGGCCAATGAGAAAAATATAATTGATATAACTACGTTGAGTGCAGAGAATGTGAAGGAATATCTCTATACCAACAAAGGAGATACCTTCTTCGTAATCCTGGCCAAACAGCAAGAGCTTGGTGGATTGATCGATAAAGTCCGGCGTTTTGTAGATTCAATGGATGTTTATGACCGAGCAACAGAAAGATCAGTAGTTGCCAATTATTTACGAGCTGTTTATTCAGATTCATTTATTTACAAACAAGATTTACGAAGACCAAATCAACCCGAACAATCAGTACTGCTGAAACAGAAGTATTCAGTGAATGACAGTGGAGAATTGGAGTTTGTAGGAGATCCAGAAGAAGTGATTGAAGACCTCCAATACAAACCGAAGAGCAATGAAGGCGGAACCGCCGAAAACAACATTACCGAGGAGGTAAGAATTATGGCTACAGCTGCTGCAAAAGCAAAATGTGCCGAGAAGGCGGTTACCCCCGCTGACAAGGCAAAATGTAAAGAAATGACGGTCAATCAAATGATCGAAAATCAGGACAACGCCTTTACCGAGGAAGACCGCGAATGGTTGACCGGCCTGAACGAAGCCCAGTTCAGTAAGGTACTGGCCAATGCCGAACCGAAAGAAATTATCAAGGAGGTTGAAAAGATCGTGGAAAAAGTCATCGACAATACCAAAGCAGCACCGACCACCCTGGCTGGCTGGCTGGAAACCGTACCCACCGAGATCCGTTCTGTGGTCAATGCTGGCATGAAAGAACTGGATACCAAACGGGCCTCCCTGATCGCCAAGATCACGGCCAATGAGCGGAATACCTTCAATGAGGACCAACTCAAGGGCATGGATATGGGGATGCTCGAATCCATTTCCAATCTCCTCCCGGCTCCTGCCCCGAACTATTCCGGTCAGGCTCCTGCGGGTCAGGTTGTCAATACTGGTCATGTCGAGGAAGCGTATATCCCGGTAACTCTTTCCCAGAATCTCGGCAAGAAGTAATCAGTAATTGAAATTGATGCAGTAAACGAATAACTAAAATATAATGGAGGGCTACAAATGGCCGCTACAAATGCAAAAACGATCATCTTGATCGGACGAGGAATCCGGAAAGAGCGAGTGGCAAATGCCGCTATCACTCCGGGACATCTGGTTGAAGTTATGACCACTGGTAAACTGCGAGTTCATGCCACTGCTGGTGGACATGCACAGAAGGCTTTTGCTATCGAAGACGATATGCAGGGTAAGACAATTGCCGATGCTTACGCCGCCAATACTCGCGTACAGTATGAGATCATGGAGCGTGGGGCTGAGGTTAATGCTATTATTGCCAACGGCCAGAATATCGCTATCGGTGACCCCCTGCAGTCTGCTGGCGATGGCACTTTGGCCAAATACACGGCTCCAACTGAATCAGTATGGGATGATTCTAGCGCCGATACCACCCCGATTGCAGACAACTGTATTGTTGCTTATGCAATGGCAGCTTGTGATATGTCCGGATCGTCTGCTGCTGATCCGACTGGTCGTTGCCCCGTAGAAATCGCGTAATATTTCGCTGCCTGGTTGGTGGCATAAAAGTTTTTTGAGATAAACTCGTAGGAGGAAGCAATGAATAAAACGTATGGAAATGCTGGGATTGAATTTATCCAGAATGGTGCCGGGTCTGGCCCCGTATCGCAGAAACTGATGGCTGGCGGAATGTCGGTTGGTCTGCTCAAACCCTGGATTGGCGCTGATGGAAATCCATATGCCGTTGTCTATAATAGTGGACAGCCGCAGGTAGTTCGAGTTAACGCCGCTACTCTCCGCAAAGACGAATGGAAGGAACTCGACTCTGCAGTCATGTTTGCTGCCCAGGAAAGGCTTGTTGGCGTAGCTGATCTATATTCCCGGAATCTGGTATATCGGATTGGCAATGGTCTTGGGAAAACCGTTCTTGAGTATGAGGACATCTCCGAGTTGACCGCCGCCGAACTGACCATGGATGCGGTTACTCCGAGCAAGCGCGACCGGCCCGAAACAACCTTGAAGTATTTGCCACTGCCCATCGTTCATAAAGATTTTCAGTATAATATCCGGACCCTGACCGCCTCCCGGAACGGCAGCACTCCTCTGGATACCACCACGGCCACCATGGCCGCTCGGGTTGTTGCAGAGAAGATCGAGGAG